TTTAGTCCCATAGCGCGAAGAATTTCGTGGGCCGTTTTACCGGTTTTGTAGTCTGCGTGATCCCCGTCATGGGGTAGCCAGACAAACCCAAGGTTATATTCCCGGCCTTTTATTTGTTCTGCCAGCCAATCCAGAGTCCGGTGTTTGTCTTCCAAGTATTCAATAACTCTAAGTTCTGACCTAGCGGATTGGCAGAAGACTATGGCCATAGAGTCATTCCAGCCCAAGTCCAGAACAACGTGGACTTTTAATCGCGGATCGTAGGGAACGATAGTGACCCTACCCTCACGGATGGCAGCCTCTACTTCCTTGGCATAAATTGCACCTTGGGCGGCTAACCTACACTCCCCCTCCCAGATGACCTTATAACCTTCTGGGTCAGTCCGGAAACAATGTTCTCGTTCCTGTTCCAGTACGGCAGGAAACCACGGGTTATCCCGCCAGTTCACCATCTGGACTTTACTGTTAGGCGGGGGAAACTCTACAAACCGTTTCCAAGTGGGATCTGTACCCAACTCCGGGTTAAAAGTCACCCAGATCTCCGAATGCTCAGCCCGGATAGTAGGGATAAGAACCTGCCAAGAGTGGTCACTCACTGTCTGGGCTTCTTCTACCCAGCAGACATCCACCCCTTCATAAGACTTTAGATTTCCGGCAGTTACTGTAGATAAGCCAGTAAACAAAAACAGAGAACCATTCTTACCCCGGATCTCAGAATCCAGTATCTCGTAAAAACCGGACAGCCCTAGACCTTCTATCTGGTCAGACAACAAACGATGTACCGAATCCCTAATAGACCTCTGTACCTCTCTAGCACATAAAACTCGCATAGGTTTCTGTGCAGCTAGTATCAATAAAGCCCTAGCTACAGACCAAGACTTCCCAGACCCTCTACCCCCATACAGAACCTTATACCTATACGGGTGAAACAAAAACTCCAAAGACTTGGGAAAGTTCGCAGATACCTTGTTGTCAGTTTCCACAGTTATGTTCTAGTAGATTATTTATATCCACCAGCAGGATATTTGGCTAGTAGCGAATATTACTGGACGCAAGAAAACAGATTGGCAAGACTACTGGTAGCGAATACAGTCCTATGGCAAAAAGCTAGTAGAAACAGCGTTTTACATGGTGCCGCACTAAAACGATGGGGGTATATCCAGAATCTGGGGGGCCCCAACCTCATTCTCGGCCCATACCCCCCTCCCCCCTCTCGTAAATATTTGATTCAGAAACGAAAACCTACCGGGGGGGGTGCTACAGAATGCGCCTGTCAGAATCCCCTGCAATCAACGCTACGCTGCGGGTGCAGGGGTAGGGTAGGGGAAAGGCTTGCCATTGCCCTGCGCCATCCTGACGCATCCTGAAGGGTGGAGCTTGCCGCCCCCGGCATCCGGCACTAGCGCCGGACGGGCTCGGCCTCGATTACTTCCCCCTCTACTTGCTTCGCTCCCGGCTGGACGAACTGGACGGTCACCAGCGGAAGGGGCGCACCATCGGCCCCTGTGATCTCTGCCTGCACCTTATCGCCCCATGTCTGCGGCTTCAGCCGGGAGGCAATCCATCGCCGGGATTCGACCCGGAGGCGGGCCGCCTGTATCTGAATCGGATCGGTCGCGTGTTCCAGTTCATCCGATATGCGGAGGATTTCATCAGCTAGGGTGTCTGCGGCATCCTGACGGGCCTGCGAATACCGCTTGGAGAATTCCGGGAATTTCCGCATCCAGTAGTAGATTGTCGTGATGTCGGGCGCATCATCATCCCGGCAGATACTAGCCAAGCTCCTACCCTCTGCTATCTGACGGCAAATGTCGATTGCCCTTTCCTCGGAATATTCTGATGGCCTTCCTACTGGCCTTGGCTTGGGCGTGTTCAATTCCCTTGTAGCCTTTACCGTTTCCTCCACGTACGCGGAACGCTTGGCAATCTTCCCGGTTTCGATCTTGCCGGATTCGGGAAGGGTTGCCGGATTCGCTGCCATTCTCTTATTCCCTTTTCTGATGTTTTGCCGACGAACGGTCGATTTTAGCCGACGAACGGTATTGACTGATACGCGACTAGCCGCGATGATGTTGGCGCTGCATATCACTCACACCATAGGAGCGCATACCATGAAAACAGAACCGTTTACCGATACCCCTCGCGCTGGCGAATGGGCCATGCTGCCCGACGGTCGCATCGGGCGCATCGTCGAGGATCAATGGTACTGGCTTCATGTCGTGTTCGGCTGCGGCGCTTCTATTGTCGTTTTCCCCGAACCCGGTATGCCCGAGACTCATTGGAAATATACGCACATATATGACCGCAAGCTGCGGAAAGTTATTTATTAACCGTTGACCTTGCCGCCCCGCGCATTCTCACGAGTGTGCGGTGGGCAATGCCAACCCAACCCGAAAGGAAAGCAAAATGAAGTTCGACCGCATTCTGTTCAACTGTTTCGCCGTCGTGTTCGCCAGCCTGCTTGTTTTCGCAGTTGTCGTGATGCCGGAGCGTGATCCACTTTTCGCTGCCATCATCGCGTTCAATTCTCTGTTTTTTATGCTCGTATCCGGGTTTATCGCGTCACGTTGCGATTGACCCTTCCACTCTGCGCCGTGACAGGGCGCAGCAGGAAGTGTCAACCCGAGCCGACAGGCTCACAACCCGGAGGAAATGCCATGACGCAGCAACAACGAATCGCCGAACTGGAACGCGCCCTGATCGACGCAATTCTCGCCCTCGAAGGGGCCTACGGCTGCGACGCCGAGGATAGCGAAACCGTGCAACACCTCGCCCGAATCCTCAACAAGGGAGCCTAGCAATGTTCACCGTATCCAAGACCTACGACCTAGTGACCTACGAGTCAGCCGAGGACGGAGAAGCCGCCGAGTCGGGCTTCGTGTTCGAGGACTCCCGCATGACGCTGCGCGAGGCCCTGCGCGAGATCGACAACCTTGGCGGCTATCACTTGCAGCGTGACGCCGATGGCTTGACCCTGTACCGCCAAGATGCCGAGATCGACTATCGCAGCGGCGATAGCACGTCCTACGCGCTGCACGTTGTCGCCAGCCCCCGCAATATCGCTCGACTCGCGCGTTTCGTGGAGGTTCGGTAAATGTCCCACATTCTCGCCGCTCTTGCCCTTATCGCCGTGTTCGCTGCCCTGCAAGCTCTCCCGCTGTGGGCGGGCCTTGCCGGGGCCTTTTTAACCGTTGCCGCCGTTGTGCGGTTTTTTTAAGGGGGTTGCTATGTATTTCGACAGATTCGACATTTGCGAAGCGTACTTTCTCGCCCTCTCCCATTGTCACGGGGGCCAATGGTCGCGGGAATACGCTCGGCTTTGTAAACTTACCCGCCCCGGCTTTTTCCGCCCGTCGCCCTCCCTCTCCGTGGATTCGCTCACGGAAAACGGGCGGGAGATTTACGATAGCGTTTGCGAGCGCCTGCTCGGGGAGGGCTGACCATGCAAAAGCATACGCCGGGGCCGTGGACACTTGACCAATGCAATTCCGGATGGGCCCTTTTGGCAAATGGTCAAAACATAACCGCCGAGCCATTCGACGCCACCGATGCGGACGCCCGCCTTATCGCTGCCGCGCCAGAAATGAAGCTGGCCCTTATCCGCCTGCTAAAGGAGCACGACGCGCTTCAAATGGCAGAGGGTAGCCACGAGGATCGCTGGTCAGCCGCGACTATCGCCCGCGCAATCCTAAACAAAATAGACGCTTGACAGGTTCGCAGATAGTCGCTTATTCTGAATTCGCTGCTAGTTCACAACCGCCCGAGGAGGGGCAAAACATGAGCATTCAATCAGACGTAACCGCCCGCATCATTGCCGAGCTTGAAAAAGGCGCGGCCCCTTGGGTTCGCCCGTGGCAAACGCAAGGCGAAGCCCGTAACGCTTTCACCAATCGCCCTTACTCGGGCATCAATCGCCTGTTACTCGGGATCACTCCCGGCGGGCCTCGTTTCGCCACGTTCAAGCAATGGAGCGAGGCCGGGGCGCGTGTCAAAAAGGGCGAACACGGGACGCGCATCGTATTTTACAAGGCGCTCACGAAAGAGGACGAGAATGGAGAGGAGCAGCATTTCGCCATGCTGCGCCAGTTTGTAGTGTTCGGGCAGCATCAGGTAGAGGGGATCGAATTCCCCGCCGATCCTACCGCCCCCGAGCATGAGCGGATCGCCAATTGCGAGGCCACTATCGCCCGCACCGGGGCCACAATCCAGCATGGCGGCGACGTTGCCTGCTATTCGCCGGGGCCGGATATTGTGCGCTTGCCCAACATGGGCGCATTCAAGGATGCCGCCAACTATTATGCTACCGCATTTCACGAGCTAGGCCATTGGACAGGCGCAAAGCATCGCTTGAATCGTGACCTCGGCGGGAAATTCGGCGCATCCCGCTACGCTTTCGAGGAACTTGTGGCGGAGCTTTCCGCCGCTACCCTGTGCGCCCAACACGGCATCGACGGCGATCTGCGCCACGCCGGATATATCGGGCATTGGCTGGAGTGTCTGCGCGAGAATCAAAACGCTATTTTCAAGGCCGCAGCGTTAGCTGAAAAAGCCGCCGCCTTTGTGAACGCTTGCACCGAGCAGTTAGCCGCAGCTTAATCTAACCGGGGGCTTCGGCCCCCACTTCCGAGGGGGAACTATGCAGCATTGGATATTGACGCGCGATAGAGCGCAAACGATCACCGAGAATTTAGACCGGAATCTTATGACGTTATCAGCCGCCCGCGATTATTTCTCGGCCTACGGCGTCGAAATAAAGGGCCGCACGAAAGAGGGCTTTATTCAAAATTTGTGGCGCATGGTGAAAGATTCAGACAACCGCTCGCCACGGCTTTTCAATTAACCGAGGGGGAAACTATGAAACACGGCTCATGGTGGATAGCATCAACCGATAGCGGGAAATACGTCGCCGGGATTGGCGATCAAGAGATCACCTACCCCGTGGATAGGGATATCGCCACCCTAATCGCTATCGCCCCGAAATTGCGTGACGCATTGCGCTGGGCGTTGGATGATATAGAGGACAGTCTCGATCCCGATCACGCGGAAGCGTTATCGGCAGCCCGTAGGCTCGTGTCATGAATCACCTAATCGCATTCTTTCGCGGCTTCCGCGAGTGTCCCGGTTCAATCTACTTTTACGCCAGCCCCAAGTTAGCAGCAAGCTATGACCGGGGCCGGAAATTCTCTCAACAATTGAAAGGAAAGCAATGAAAACTAGCGAACTGACAGGCGCGAAATTGGACTGGGCAGTGGCGAAGTGTGAGGGATGGGTTGATTGCTGCAACGGCTGGCTGTATCAGGCCACGATCAAAGATGTGGAAGAAGGCAGCTACAAGCCGTCAACAGACTGGGCACAAGGCGGGCCGATCATCGAGCGAGAGCGCATCGATGTGTACGGGTTTGACGGCGACTCGTGGGGTGCAGAAGATAACTTCAGGGCGCGGCAGTATGGCCCCACCCCCCTGATCGCAGCCATGCGCTGTTACGTTGCCAGCAAGTTAGGCGACGAGGTAACAATCCCCGACGAACTTATGGAGGCAGCATGAACGAGATCGAATACGAACGTAGCCAAGAACTCGCAGCCGAGGGCAATCACGCCAATTCCTGCCTCGACGCGATCCTTTCGGACAACGGCAGCGACATGACTCTGCCCGCGCTGTACCGCAGCATTTACAAGCACACCGAGTGCGGGCCTTGGCTGTCGGTCAAAACATGGGATGACCGCACGTTTCATTGCGATGACTTGCACAAGGTCAATAAAGACGAAGTGCGCTACCTGATGGTCGGGTCGATTGTCGAGGGCAGCGATGCCGAGGTATGCGCCGAATGGATCGACTTGCTGGAGTGCGAGACGTCGGAGGCTGCGGTTGAACTGTTCAACCGGACAGTCGAGTGGGTCAACGACGAGGCGTGTGCCCTATGGGACAAGGCAAACGCCGACGACGAGGAGGCGGCATGACAACCGCGTATATGAGCGACGGCACGAAGCACAGGAGCGGCCTAAAAACCTACACCGGGATCGTGTGCGCTCGGTACTATCAGGAGGTCACGGTCGAGGCTGAATCACAAGAGGAAGCCGAGCAGATGATGTGCAGCCAATTCGATATTGGCAACGCAGATAGCGATGGCGTTGATGTTTACGATACCAAGGAGGCAGAATAATGCTTCGCTACCGCGTCCAATCTAATAGCATCCTGCTCAACGAAGACGGCGAGACAGAAGACGAGCGGTTCCATCGGATCATTCGTGAGACGTTCAGCGGAGAGCATACCGAGGCGTTTTCTAAATTCGTTAGCCGCTTCGTTGACTTTCATGCCGAGCTTCTGCACTACGTTGCCACCATGCAAAATGATGCCGCGCTCGGTCAGCAGGTACGCCTTCATGTTGAGGCGTTTGTCTCTGAATTTGCCGCAGACGAGGCCGAGAATGTTTAGAACAGTTGACGAGGCAATCGACTACATTCTTCAGCAGCTAGGCCCGGATGCAGACGAGAGGGATGCTCGGGCCGTGTGGCTCAACCTACGCACCGCCGGGAAAGTCTATTATGAGGATGCTGATGCTTCCGGCTTTGTGATTACTGCTAAAAACCTAGAGGACTATTTATGACCGAAAAATGGGTGGTAGATCCGCAGCAATCCTTTTTTGTGGTCGATGACGAGGACAATCTGATAGCCATATGCCTAGACCAAGACGATGCAAAGCTGATGTCAGCAGCACCGCGAATGTTGGAATCCCTGCAGGCTGCCCGAGCGATTCTGCTAGAGATGGATACCCCTCAATCGCGGACTGTGCTGGAAAGCATAACCCGCATCCTCGCGGACATAAACTCATGGCATTGAGAGCGTTAGACGGCAAGACCTACCACTTCACCGTGCCAACGACTAGCATGGACGAGGAGGCTTTGCTGCGACCCCGCTTCAAAAAGTCAAAAAAGAACTAGCCCGCAAACTTCGTAACAACAAAGTCAGGAGACTTCGATGCCTCGCCTCACAACGCAGAAAATGAAGGACGCTTTGGCCCTTGTTGATTCAGGGACTAACCCCTACCGCGCAGCCCTGACGGCAGGTGTAAAACCGTCCAGCCTCTACGCCAAGATCGCCAAGATCAGGCGAAAAGCAGAAGCAAAACAAGAACCGCAACCGCAACAGCAGTAGCAACAGCAGGCCAAGCCTCAACCGGGAAGCTGTATTCCTTCGCTGGTTGGGGCTTCGGCTTCTTTGCGGCACTCTTCACAACAGAAGAGCCAGCCGCTCGGGATCGACGAGGCGCAGCCGTAGCAATACCCGGTCGGGATTTTTTGATCGTCACGCACGGGCTCCCCGGACTCTTTCAAACCCACGGGTGAATGCCATCTCATCCTCCGGGATGGCAGTCGTTGACGGCGGCCGCACTTGCCGGAACTCACCACGCAACCCCTGCGGCTTCATGTCAGCGGGCAGCTTCGCTGGCTTGGTCGTGCCCATTTCGGGCTTAATCATGCCAATGTCAGCGGGACGGCTGCCGATGGCAGGCGCTGCAGGGACTCCAGTAGTCGGAACTTGCGGAGCGCCAGCGGGTGCGGCGGGCAATCCACCGCCCGAAACCATGCCAGCGTAGGTGTCTCCAACTCGCTGCACATTGCCTCCACCAGCAGAGCTCGTTGGCAAGAGAGCTTGAGAAGCAGCATTGGCTGCAGGAATGGCTGGACTAGCACCGCCGCCAGCCATGCCAACACTAGCGCCACCCACCGTCGGGACTTGCGGGGGCTGCATTCCGGGTTTCGTTGCCATTGGCGTAGGCATTGGCGCGGGCTTGACCATGCCGCCGTCAATGGAGCCAGCCTCCATGCCCTGCTCGGGATTCATTCCGGGCATATAACGGGCAGCGGAAGCCTCAGGAACTCGAAGGGCTTGTGCAATCTCGGCTTGCGAGAGTTGGTTTTCCTCGGCAATGCGCCGCACAATGTCGGGATTCCCGGCATTGTTTTGCAGCAATCCGATGACTTGATCGTTAAGCATTCCCGCCCCTCATGCCTTTGTAGCCAGCTTCGAAAGCAGCATCGCCTTCCGAGTCCGCGCCAGCAGTCGCGTTCGCAATCATTTCCCTGAGACGCATCATCAGTTCGCGCTCGTTGGCAACGGGTTCGGTGACGGGCTCTTGGTCTGGCTTCTCTTCTTCGCCACCCACGTTGATCTCAATCTCGGATTCTGACTCGGGCTTTTCAGCTTCGCCATCCATCATGCCCTTGTCTTCGGCTTCTGCCATAGCCTCCTCTTCCTCCATCAACTGGGGGCCATCCGGGTCTTCCCCGATGAACATCGAGCCGTCTTCCATGATGTCAATTACGATTCGCATTCCCATGATTAATCCTTTTTACCTTTTAGCCAGCCCTGAAAAGTCTTCGTCTCGTAAATACGAATCGAAGTCCAAATGATCGTGAACAGAGCGGCCAACGGCGGCAGCCACGTTGCGAGAGTGGCAAGAACCGTAACGACCGAGAGAGCATCGCCAAGATTCTTGGCAGATTCGCTAACGTGCATAGACATGATTACCCTTTCGCAGCCCTGATGTTGTCAATCAAATTCGGGTAGGGCCTGCCAGCCGCTTTTGCCGATGCTTTTGCCTTCGCCTTTTGTTGCGGCGTCAGCGGTTTAGATTTGCCCAAAGACTTGGGCCGAGGTTTAGTCCAGATAGCCATGGTTAACAGTCCCAAGCCCGCAGGCTTTTGTTAATACGAGAGTTCGGGTCTTTCGCTGTCTTCGCGCTGGTCAGTTTCTTTTTCATGCCTTCCATCCGGGCGCAAAAACTCTTGCGCCTGCCAGCGTCTTCTTTCGTCTTGGGATTCGGGGCCGGTGGCTTCAGCGTTCCACCAGTCTGAGCCTTGTAGCTGGCGCGTCCCTTCTCATTAAGCCCGCCCTTCGGATCTTTACCTTCCTTCCGAGTCCAAGCAGCAGATTTGTATTTAGTCTTTATCACGCTCGGCCTCCAACTGCCGGATGTATGAGAGGACTTCCATCAGAAACGCATTAGATAACCCAAGCTCCGGGTCATCTATAAGCTCCTGCAACCGACTGCCAACGTCAGCAGGTTGCGCTTCCACCAGTTCCTCCCGGTGCGCCTGCCCCGCCAGTAGTAGTTCCGCTACCACCGCTTCCACCAGTTGCTCCGCTACCACCTTGGCAAGTACGGTTGTTGCTATTTGTCGTGCTGGTGGTGGTCGTGTTGCTGGTGGTGTTGTTGGTCGTTGAGGTTGTGTTGTTGGTCGTGTTGTTCGTTGTGGTCGTTGTCACGTTGGCTTGCGGGGCCTGAATGAAGCTGGCGATTGTCGAAGCCGAGTTAAACCCTGCAGTTGCCGTTCCTTGCACCGCGCTGTACCCAGCCGTAGCCATGCTGCCAAAGGTATTGTAGGCGGCAGTCGTTGTTGCGGCAGCGTTGTTGCTGTTGATCGCACCAAGTCGGTAGGTAAAGTAGTTCGCACCGAGGTTGGTAACGGCTGGCATGATGATCGACGCCCACTTGAAGATCGGATCTTCTGGCGGAGCCGGAAGCTGAACTTGCGGGGGCTGCAGCATTGCCATTGCCATCACCGCAGCGGTCTTCGATGAGGCATCGCCGGAATTGGCGATAGAAGCCATGGCCTGATACCGAGCCTTCACCGCTTCGGCTTGTTGCACCGCAGCAGATTGTTGCGCCGCAAGGAAAGCGGCATAGTCTTTGTTACTAGCGCACCCAACCAGAACGATTGGGGCGAGAATGAATGCCAGTTTCATTTCTCCTCCCAGATTTCCATCAGTTTTTCACGGAACTTCACAACGTCTGACAGGGCTTTGTGCCTGTCCTTGCAATCGTTTAGCTTCTTTGCGTCAGTCAGGATGGTAAGAGCCAAGGTGATTGGACGCCCATCCGCCAAGGCCTCCGGTGCCTCGCAAGGAACTAGAAGGTTTCGCGGAACCGGAGGAAAGTCCGCTTGAACGGGTCGAGTTGAGCAGCCTGACAACATCATCAGGAATGCTGCAACTAGCGGGAATAGTCTCCAGCTTTGCGCGATCAAGCTCGGCCTTGAGTTTGTTGAACTCATCCTCTCGCTGTTTGCGGCCCTGTTCGTAGGCATCTGCCACCTTGCCATCGTTGACGTAGACGGTTTTGATTCTTTCAATTTGCTTGACGATGAACTCTGCCGCCGCCAGCTTTTGGTTTTCCTGTTCGTCAAACTTACCGCGCAAATAGCCGGTTCCGAATGATCCAAGGATCAGCAGCATTCCAACAATCCATATGCCGCCCCTGCCGAGGAGCAAGTCAAGCATCAGAAAATGATTGCGAGGACGGCAACGATAAAGGCACCGCCCAATGCGCCAGACAACATCCCAATCCAGAAGGAAGACTTTACGTCATCATCGATGAATGTAAACAAGTCATCTAGACTGATCTTGCCGTCGCTGTTTTTGTCCAGCAACTTTTTTAGTTCGGCTCTGGTCATTTGCCCTCGCACAATTTGCGCTCTTCCTCTCGCCGCTTTACCAAGCCGGGAAGAACTTTGTCACCCTGATAAACCCAGCGCGACATCTGGGCGCAGGCTTCGGCGTACTTGCCTTCATTCAAAAGGCGGGCCGCTGTTGACTTGCAGAATGCGCCCTCGCCAACATTGAACACGAAGCTAGTCCACGCATCGAACTCGTGCTGGAAGTAAGGGACGTTGGCGCACTTCTCGATTGCCTTCTCGGCATTGGAGGCGTCTTCTTTCAGGCGAATCAGGCCGCGCTCGACGCTGATCTTATCGCCCATCTTTACCCCCGCCGTACTTCCAAACCCAATGGTCGGAACATCATTCGGGGTAGGCAGATACGCTGTATCCCGCCATGCTTCGTGGGTGGCAATGCCAATCAAGCCAGCCCCAGAAAGCGAGAGGGCCGCCGCAGCGACCCTCATTGGAGCATTCACGGGGTTAGATCCCAATGCTTCGTTTTTTTTAGAAACTTTCCGAGCAGGCTCCAGACCCAGCCAACAAAGTTATGAATGAAGCTTTTGATTTTAGCCATGGCAGTAAAGGGTGGGCCGGAACTTCAATCACCGCAGAGGAGGTTGCGGAGGAAGCCCAGCCCGTAGACTTTTGTTAATAAAATCAATGACTTTCTGGCGCGTTAAATGGGAAGAGCAAACCCCAATTAATTCTCCCCGCCTTTTCTTAAAGGACGTTTGCGGATAAGCGCAGCGCCCCTCTTTAATCATTGACCTTTGGTATTCCTTGGTACAGTCAATACAAAAATTTGCCTTAGAAGTAAAGGACAAATCTGCCAGTTCGCACCATTCAACCCACTGCCGTTGGTTGTCGAAACACCTTGGGTGCGGAGGCAATGTATCCCGGTTATGTTTGTTATATGGATACACTTTGAGACATTATCCTTATTGCATAATTTTATAAAGGTGTCAAGAGATTTCTAATTGATACGCCGTCTCCTCTACAGCCAGCCTTATTGCCTCCCCCAGTTTTCCTTTAGACCAGTCGAGGCAAGCCATTATCTCATTGAGCCTTGGCGTTTTAGATATTGCATCAGTTGTCGCCTCCAATAAAACACCCAACTTCTCAGACCTCTCTGAGACGCTGTGCTTTACGAGACCAGTTCCTAAACATGAGTGGCAGGAGATCATTGCCTGCCTGCCTTGGGCGTCAGCGTTTAGCCTTACCTGTCCAGCCCCGGAACAAGTCCCGCATTGGGAGTTAATAAACTCATTCACCGCTAGTTCCGCAACCGCCCGACACATAGCCTTATCAAAGTCAAACCGCATCTTGCGTTTGATCTTGGCTTTGCGTATCAGCCTGAACAGGTCATCAATAACTTTTATGGCCTCATCATTTCTATCTTTACCATGTGACGCTACCAGTAGCAAAAGGTTTCTGCCGGTAAAAACTAGTGCGGCTATCCGCTTTGCCTCTTCTTCGGTTAGATCCCTGCCGCCCCTGTCCTTGGGGATGGCATAGGCTTCTGCTACCTGTGCCGCTCCAACGGCGTCTGATAGCTGGTCTTTGGCCAGAGCCTCCTTGATTGAGCCAAAGGCCCTTTGCGAGATTCTCATTTGAAGGCAAGCCTTATGGTGTCTGACAGCATTTCCATCTCGCCAAACCCGTAGCGATTACGGAATGGCCTCTCCCCACCCAGCCCGTGGAATCCCTCCGGGCCTTGGTGATGATGGTGACAGACCGGGGCTACCAGCCAATCATCCCTTTGGTGGGCATCGAACAGGTGATGGATGGCCGGAGGAGTTGGGCCTAGTCCAAGGCGAAGGCATACCACGCAGCCTATGTCTCGCAAGTTCTGGTGGTATTTCTTGACCTTCATTCCGCAGACCACTTTCTCCAAACCTCAAACTCTTTTAGCAGCGCCGAAAACTTGTTGGCTACTTCCGGGTTTGTGTCGATCTCAGACCTGCTCTTGATGCCCAAGAAGTCTCTTAGAAATCCGGCTTGCTCATCCTCGTTGTCTGCTGTCTGGCCTTGGGTTTCCCGCCAGAACTCATGGAAATCCATGTCCTTGCAGAGCATGGCAGCCTGCTGCTTGTAGGTCACGGTCGCAAATGCTGGCTTCGCCTCTGGCGTTTGCTCGACCATGAGCGGGGCAATGGCAACAGCCATGTCGATGCTCGGAAACAGCTTGAGGAATTGCTGGCGGTAGATCGGGTCAATGTCAATCTGAACCCTGATGGTTCCGTCCACCAGTTCCTTCATGGTTCTACGGGTTCCAGAAACAGCGGTCATTCATCCTCCCCGGATGAGTCAAAGTCCAACGCCCCACGGTTAGTCATGTCTGCCACAACCTTTGCCGCAGTCTCCTCGGCATAGCCAGCGGCTACCAGAAACGCCTTGAATGTAGAAATGAAATGGTTCTGATCCCCGGTTCCAGAAAGCTCCACGGTAGCAACGAACTCGTCGTTCTCCGTGTTATCGAAGTATTCCATCCGAATCATGTTAGCCATTGCCGTCCTCGTAGGTGAAGGAAGTTGTGTTTCCTAGAGCCCATTTAGCCGCTTGCTCCACGTTGTATGTAGTGGTGCAAACCTTGAAGTCGGGCTTCTTCAGGGATGGCGGGTTGGTGCTGGGTTCAAAGAATATGGTGCGATTGTTTGGTTGTGCCGCGAACTGACCATTGTCTAGCTGCAGAATGTTGAATGACTTATGCTCATCCGGGGTCTCGGAGAAATCAAAGTTCACAATCCTCCTGTCAGGGTGGCAGTTATCTAGCGTGAAGAGGTACTCCCCTTCGTGCATCTTTTTGTCCTTGCCGTAGAACGCCGCTCTCAGCCCCGACAAGAAAGGCTTATCTATCACTTCAACGTGATAGCTCATGGCGTTCCAGATTTGCAGCATATCCAGAGGCAGCGGATCTTCCGGCTCCTTCCAACTGAAGGCCGAGATTGGCAGCTTGTCAAAGACAGCCCCGTATTCTGGAAGGTAGGTCTCAAACCGGAAGGCTTCCCCGGAAATGCTTTTGACGGCAATCCAGATACCGTCTACTGGATCACCCCTCCTCTCGCCGTCATACAGATATTCGGTATGGACAAGGACTCTTACTGGTGGCAGCGGGCAGACAAAACTCATTTGATTTTTATTGCGCCTTCCATACAGATGTATGCGTTGTAACGAACAGCAGAGCCGCCGTTAACCGTTCTTTGTGTTGTTGTTTCTTTGATCCTCATGTCTACAGCCCACTCTCCATTAGCCTCAGTTATCTTCTGAAGCAGAAGCAAATCGTCTGGCACTAAATACAGGAGGCCGATAAATGGGGCCTGCAAATCCAAAGCTACATCCCTACCGCCAACAACTTTGTCCCAAGTAATCAACCAGTCTCCATCAAACTTGTGCATCAAATCATTGAGCGACATTTGTCGGCACTTGGTTTCAACCACCGCAACAATCTCAGCGTCTTTGACAAGAACGGCATCAACGGTGGCGGGCTTTTTCTTTGGAGTGTGAACGTAAGTCACCCCCGGATACTTCCTTTGAAGCAGATGGATCGCCCGCCGCTCTTGCGCCAGAGTCTCCTCTCCCTTTGGCGTAAGGATGTCCACTATCGGTTAGCCTTTCTCGACGCCTTTGCCATCGCGTCCTTGATGCGCCGCTTCCTCTTTGTCAATTGCTCTTCCCGAACCGTCAGCTTCCGCACCCTTGGCGCGTGTTTGTTCTTCATGGTCACTCCTCACATATGAATAAATATGTATTGCATAGTTAAGCCAGATCAGAATGCCTAACGCCCACAACCAATACGTCACCTCTTCAGCCATTTTCTAAACACGGCAATCAGGGTTGGACGCAAGAAATACGGTCTCATCAAAAGCCACCTAGGTAGCGGTAATAAACTTTCTTTTTGACATGGGTAATGTCAATCCAACCGTGCCTAAAAAATTTAGCAGCAATGTTTGCGATTGCAGCCCTTGGCATTTGCAGGGTATGAACCATCTCAACCGTTCCGATAAGCCTATCTTGGTTAAGGAGCATGAATGCCTTAACCTTGTTCTCCTTCTCCCGCATCTCTTCCGGCGATTGCCTGACAGTCTCCGGCTCTGGCTCGTTGGAGATAAGCCTCACCCCATCTCTCTTTAGCTTTGGGGGTTTGGTTCTTGTAAGCTCGTCAAAGAGTGTTATCACGCGAACTCTCCCTCACAAAAAGCTGCAATTGCCTGACGGTAAATAACAGTTCATCCACCAGTTCTTTATTGGCGTCTAACTTTCTGGACAAGAAGTTGTCGTGAATCTTGCGTTGCAGCTTCTCCATCTTGGTCATTATTGGGGCGTAGTCAAAAAGCTCATTTGCGTCCACGTTTCTTTACCTTTGGTTCTGGCAGGGTTCTTGGGATGTCGAGGACTTTGCCGGGTTCACCGAAGTGCTTGTGACACAAGTCCATTACTTCCTGCAGCTTGGTGTCATCTTCGATGTTGACCCGGTAAGACCAGCCATTTTTATAGACCTTCAGCCAGAACATCAAGCCGCTTTCTTAAAGGCATCCACCACCCTCTGCTTGTAGGTTTGCAAGTCCTCGCCTGCTCGGGGCAAGACCTGCAGCTTCTTGCCCATGTCCATGACCCCACGCTCTGTGGCCCACCACGCCACGGCCTGCACCTCCGGCATCTCCAACTCATCCTCCCAGCGGGCGGCGTTAAGCCATGTTGCAGGGTATGGGATGTATTGCTTTGTGGTGGTAGCATCCCAATACCGGGTGTGTTTAGGAAGGGCTTCTATTGCCTGTCGCTGTTCATCCGGGGTGAGCTTTGCCCACGCCTTCTCTGCATCCCGCTTCGCAATTTTCTTCGGAAAAAGCTGCCAAAACTCAGCAAAGTCTGTCACGAATCCTCCTCAGAATTCAAACTCTTTAAGTTCCCAGCGGCCCTTGGAGTTCTTCCGCCAGCCGTGGACGATTACCCGCCACTTCAGCGACAGCAACCGGGGAAGGATCTCGGACTCAGCAATCTTGTTGATCCGAGCCTTCATGTTTCCGGCACTAGTCGTTTGCACCGCACAAACTTCCGTATCCGATACCCCCAGAACATCAATGATGTTGAAGAGGTCATGCCTAACTCTGGCGTGAGGGTTCCATCTTTCAACAACTTCTGCCGTGTATCCGGCATCCCTCAGATTCTTAAGTGTCCGCTGTGTCGGGCTCATTGTCAATCCCCTTTTGCTAACTATTGCTGAAAATTACCGGAAAAAATTTGTTGACTGCGCTTTGATTGTATGGTTTCATGGGCCTCCACCAACGAGGAGGTTGAAATGGACTTCGGACAAATGGTTCAGCAAACGAATGACAGCTACTTCGGGATGCTTTCTGAAGAGGAGCGGCTGATTGGCGCTCGGGAGAATGACGATTGGCAGGCGCATGACATGGCGGAGCGCGAGGGCGGCATTGTGCAGATCCTTCGCCGCTTGGAGAGGGAAGGTCATGTCACCCAAGAAGAGGCTTCCCTGCTGGCTTGGGCAGCAAACGTGAAAATCTGACAGGAGACTAGCAATGTATTTGAAAGAAGGCAAAGGCGGTCAAGAGTTTGAACAAGCCCCTACCGGGAACCATGTAGCCCGATCCATTGGGCTCATTGACCTTGGCACACAAGCCGGGGAATGGCAAGGAAAACCTACTTCCCGGCGGCAGATCGTTGTCCGGTGGGAGTTGCCTACCGAAATGATGAACGATGGTCGGCCCTTCATCGTGAGCAAGTTTTACACGGCATCCTTGGGGGAGCGTTCTACCCTGCGCCACCACCTTACCGCATGGCGTGGGCGGGAGTTCACCGCGCAGGAGCTTATGAGCTTCCATGCCAAGAACATCCTTGGCAAGCCCTGTCTGCTGAACATCGTCCACTCTGATACTGGCAAGGCTAGGGTCTCTGGAGTCGGGGCGGTAGTGAAGGGCATGGAAGTCCCGCCGCAGATCAACAAGACGGTCTACTTCTCGCTTGAGCGGGATGAGTTTGATGCGGCTGTCTTTGAGGGCCTGCCTGATTTTTACAAGGAACTCATCAAGAAGAGCCCGGAATACATGGAGCTTGAGGGCCCGTCCAATCCGATCAAGAAGGCGTCCTCTTTTGAGGATATGGAAGAGGACATCCCCTTCTAGTGATTCAGATAAACAAAAACTGGGCGTCAGAATCCGGGCATTGGTATACGAAGGGCGGGGAACCGGCCTATACCTACACCAACGCAAAAGGTGAGGTTAAGAACACCACCCTCCGAGAGGCCAGAAAGCTAGATCTTGTGCCGTCTGTCACGACGATCACCAAGATCTTGGCCTCTCCGGGGCTGCAGGTATGGGCGCAGCAGCAGGTCTTGCTGTCAGCCCTAACGCTAACCCGTCAGGACGGTGAGAGCGACGAGTTCTTTATGGAACGAGTCATGCTGGACTCACGGGAGCAGGCCAAGAATGCCGCAGATATGGGCGAGAAAGGCCACGGAGCTATTGAGTGCTTCTTGCTAGGCAAGGACTATGACCCGGAATGGAAGTCAACTGTAGAGGCTTGCAAGGCTGCTATTGACGAAGCCTTCCCGGAGTATGAGTGGATACCTGAAAAGTCCTTTGCCTCTGATCTGGGGTTCGGTGGGCGGGTAGACCTGCACGGAACCAAGGATGGAAAGAGGGCCGTGATTGACTTCAAGTCCAAGGACGGAAACCTCAACGACGTTAAGTGCTATGACGAGCATTTCATGCAAGCAGCGGCTTATGCCCGTGGTTTGTTCAGGAGAAACGCGGAGTCAGCCAACCTGTTCTTTTCCAGAAACAACAGGGGAACCGTGAAACTTGTGAAACATTCCGCCGAAGAGCATGAGCGTGGGTGGGAAATGTTTGAGTGCTGCCTAAAACTTTGGCAGATCAAAAACAAATTCTGAGGAGCTATAAAGTGAGCTTATCCAGCAATAAAAAACTTGATGAACCGTTCCCGTGTTCTTTCGATGACCCCCGTGTCATTGAAACCATGAAGCGTCTCAAGGAAAAGTCAAACTGGATGGTCAAGATGGGCATTCCGAGGCTAGTAGATAAAGGGCCACATAGGTTTACGTCTGCCGCCCAGACTGACGTTGGCAAGTTATTTGACGAAATCCGCAGGCTTAAAACTGGAGTGGCAAGAAGGGTCAAGTAATGGAAAACAGGCTTTGGACAAAGGCAGAAATTGCCGACTTTCTTGGTTGTTCTGAAACGGTTGTCAGAAAAATCGTTAAGTTTTCTGACTTCCCTTCCCCGTTTGAGCTATGGGAGGGGGCCAATCCGAAATGGCTAGAGGAGGAGGTAAGGCAATGGGTAAGGACGAGAAGGCTGTAGAGGTCAAACTTTTTTTTGGCAACTACTTGACAGGGTTTGGCAGTCGTGAAATAGTTGAGGCGTCTGGAAACAGACGGCATTCGGGGGAATGCCAGTAGCACAAAGGGAAACGCTGGGCCATTTCTGGCACAGTTGCACATCTCCTAGTCCCTTTGACTACTCCCCCCGAGCCGCTGGAGATGGCCCAGCCTTTCTCTTCTAGACCGCGCGAAAAGCAAGCGCGTAAGCAAGAAAGCATCAGGAGCGCCAATGACTCGGGCGTAGCGGAACTGGTGTAGCGCCAGCCGCGATAAACGAAACGATGGCGAGGCTAACCCTCGCTACCTTTCCGATAAACTCCACGCTGCCGGTTTTGAGGGAGTCAAGTTTTTAGGGCAAATGCAAAAACGCGGAAGCAACAACGAAGTTCGGTAGTGCCTATAGACGTTTTTCTCAAAGCCCCGTGGTGGATTTGTATGTTCGATTGACTACAAACCCAAGGATAGAATTTTGCCCAATGAAAGTAATTGAAAACAGATCAAGCAAGCAGATCTCCAAAAGCTCCCAAAGATTTAGGAATGGCGGATACAGACCTTATTTTGGGCCGTGGCTTGAATGCGAATGGCATGGAATTGGAATAAAGTCGCAGAGGATTAAATTTACTCCGCCAATAACTGCCGAATGGAGACGCTGGAGGGTTATGAAGTGAGAAACGCCGAGCTTCTGAAAGACGTACTGGATGCTGCGCTGCAACAGGTAGTTTCTGGTAAGGGTATGGAAAGGCACGGAGGTGAAGACCTGCTAAACCAGCCTTGGCGCTGGATCTCCGATGCCACAGGGGAGGGGTTCCTACTTGGGCAGGCTATGAAGAAAACTCAGGAAGCCGCCAAAATGCCCGCAGATCGCTTTGAGCGAGAGATCCTAGGGGCTATAGCCTACTTGGGGTTTGCCGTCCTTAAACGCCGCCTAGACGATGCTATCCATGCCCATGCGGTAAACAGCCAGACGATTACTTGGCCTCCATCCAGCTAACCCAGACGGCCTTATCTTCCTTCTTCTCTGGGTCATCTACATATACAGGCAAATGGTAGGTAATCCCATGTTCCGGGTTCACGATCCACAATGCCTGCCGGGGGCGCTCAAACTCAAAGTTGTTCTGGGCAGAGTATTCGTTATACCCAACAAGGCTACCGTTCCCGATGATCCTGTCACCCGGGCTGTAGGTATGGAAGTGCCCGTGGATCATGCAGTCAAACTCCATGCCGATCTCGGAGTTACGGGATAGCTTCTTTCTCTGCCCCCGCTTTACCGGGCCGATGTGCCCGATAAGACCATCCCCGCCACGGAACTGATCCCCGGTCGTGATTAGGAAGCGGTGGTTATAGACTTGGTACAGGATGTCTGAGGCGGAAGGGGCGACGATAGTTACCCGCTTATCCTTCCTAAAAGTGTGCGCTAATTGCGCGTAAACCAGCCAGTCAAAGCTAGTAAATGCCCTGTCCTTGGCTTGTATCTTCTTGGTATCACGGCCATGGTTCCCGGTCACGCAGAAGACGGCAACCTTACCAAACTCGTCAGCCATCTCGCTGATAGCCCACTCCAACGAACCCCATAAATCCACTACTGCAGCCATGATTGGGACTGCGTTTGTAGAGACTAGCTCTTCGTGGATGTTGCCGGAAAGCATATCCCCGCCGAGGTTTATGACTACACCCTCGTAGCTAGGGGACACCATGTAGTTACGCAACAGAACGATCGTTCTCTCTACAAGGTTCTTTAGTCTCTTGTGGGCAATCTCAAGATCGTATTCGTTCACCCCGTTGACTTGGGCCTTGTCTACAACTTCTGCCCAATGCCAATCCGACCACATCATCACCGGAATGCCGGGAGACTTTATGGACTTCTTCTTATTTACTAGCCACTCAGGAGGGGTTACAAGCTCGTCCTTGAGTTCAAACAGCTTGGACTTGATGAACTTGTGGTCTGCGTATTCCCGGTCATAGGAAGCCAGTAACTGGCGCAAATCCCTGACTTCTTCCCTAAGTCTCGTATT